CTTGCATCGCAAGTCCGAGCGTCTCCAACGCATCGAGTATCTCCTCCCTTGTCGGCGTGATTCCTTTACCGATTAGGTTTTCCATCGTGACTTTAAGATTGATTGCCAAGTTGAAGATAGCGGAGCGTGCCGTCCATTCGTCGGTCGCCTTGTCGGCTATCTCGCGAAACAAACGCGGCGCACGCGGATTCATAGATTTCGCTATCGTAATGACAGCTGCGTATTGCAAATGCCAGTTGGAGGGTTCGGTTGCCAATCGCACGAGCAGCGCCTCTGCCTCTGGATATCCACGCGACAAGTAGTGCTGCAGGAACGACATCGGCCCATCATCCGACGACTTCGTTTCCTCATACTGTTGCACCAGCGAGCGGTAGAGCAACTCCTGCACCGACGGATTCTGCAGGAGTTTCCGTGCGAGTTCCTGCGCCTTGCGCGATTCCGCCGTAGGGAGACGGTCGCGCATAACGCCGATGACCGCATCGTCATGCTCGCGTGTCGGCGCGACCCAGTACCGCTGAGCCACACCATCCCGACGCACCTTCCGTATCTGATACTTAACGCTCATCGCCGCCGAATTGTACCGCCGCGCTTACAATTCATATTGCTTCTGAATTTCCCGTGCCACGCCGACTGCATCGCGGCGCACCTGCTCATCGAGGTCGTCGCGCTTAGCGATTGCTTGCATCGTGCGCTCCATCTTGCGACGAACCTTCTGTGTCAGCGGTAGCTCAAGGATGTCGCCAATATTGTCGCGCATCCAGACGACTGACCCGCTAAGAGTCAATTCGGGTATCTGCCGCTTCCCGTCGAATCCGTTCAAGCCGTCGAGCAGCACATCGACTCCCTTGACGAGACTGCGCTCGAACTTTGACTTGTCTACATTCAATTTTCTCCCCTGAAAAAGTGTGTCGTAGAGGTAGCGCAATCCGTTATCTATGTATTCTCGCAAATTTCTCAACGCCATGTCGATGTCCCATCTATCAGGTGAACGCATCGCGATTTCGCCGAGCAGCGAGGGCGTCTCGTACACAGAACGCTTGCACATTTCCATCGCAATGCCTCGCAGTTTCCGTTGGGACGCTTCGGTTGCCAGTCGAACAATCAATCGATGCGCTTCAGGCAGATTAAGAGCGAGGTAAGGTTCGAGATGAGTCAGCAATTGAAATTGATTTGCCAAGGTGTCTCCTTGCAGTTCGAGCTTCCGCTCCAGTGCGTTGACATACGCACGGAACAGTCCGTCGTTGCTTGCGGGCGAAATTTCTGGAGACTGCCCCGTCTCCAGAGCGTGCTGAAGTTGCTTGACGACAATCGACTCGACCGACTTGACATGCTCGCGTGTCGGCGCGACCCAGTACCGCTGGGACACACCGTCACGACGCACCTTACGAACCTGATACTTACCACGCATCGCCGCAGCGTTCACCCCGACTTGCGCTTCAGCCGTTGTTCTATATCGTGTATAGCGTCCACAACCATCGCTCGACGCAGTGGCGGAAGTGCTTCGTTCAACAGAGATCGGAGCTTGGGGAGCGAGTACGCTGACTTCCAATTCCTGACGATCTCCATCGCCTTCTCGAACTCATCATCGGGCAAGTTTCCTGATGAGAGAATCGACACCAGCCCGTCGATAACCTGCTCTTCAACGCGAGCGGGTATCTGCCCTTGAGCCGCCTTCTCGAAATCGAAACGGAAGTAGTCCAACGCGGCGAGGATGGAACCTATCTCGTCTTTGGGCTCGAACCACTTGCCTTGCAGTGCGAGTCCGAGAGTCTCCAGCGTATCGAGTACCGCATCCCGCGTCGGCGTGATTTTCTTTCTGACCAGATTTTCCATCGTGATGTGAAGGTCACCAGCCAACTCGACGATGGCGGTGCGAGCCGTCCATTCATCGGTCGCCTTGTCGGCAACCTCGCGAATCAAGCGCGGCGCACGCGGATCCTTAGAGGTTGTTATCGTATAGATAGCCGCGTCTCGTATGTGCCAGCTGGATGGTTCGGTCGCCAATCGCACGAGCAGCGACTCTGCTTCAGGATACCCACGCAACAAGTAGTGTTGCAGGAACGACATTAGCTTCGTATCCGTCGAGTTCGTTTCCTCATAGTGCCGTACCAGCGAGCGGTAGAGCGATTCCTGCACTGACGGTGATTGCAGGAGTTGCCGCGCAAGTTCCTGCTCCTTGCGCGATTCCGCCGTGGCGAGGTCGCCGCTTATGACGGCGGTTATCGCATCGTCATGCTCGCGTGTCGGCGCAACCCAGTACCGCTGGGACACACCATCCCGACGCACCTTCCGTACCTGATACTTAACGCTCATTGCTGAATTGTACCACTTGGTCGCCATCGGTACTCGTCTGGGATTCGTCCGAGCGCGATGCGCTTGCGAATGAGATCCGCGTATACGAGGTCGATTTCGGCAGTGAGCCATCGTCGATTCAGCTCGTGGCAGACAGCGACTTCTGAGCCTGCGCCTCCGAACAGCACCAGCACCAAGTCGCCTTCCTGCGTCGACGCGCGGAGCAGCAGCTCGAACAGACGACGCGGCACCTGACACGGGTGTATCGTCTTCTCGCGCGAGCCTGCTTTGACAAGCTCGATGTGGAACCAGTCGTAGGGCATGCGCCCTGGCGAGCCTTCGGCGAGCGTGCGCTGGATGCGCTTGTCGTTGAGATTCTTGTACGGCAGCGCGACGGCGTGTTTGTACCAGCGCGTGCGCTTCTGCTTCCGCGCGTGCAGAATCGTGCGATGCGCTGTGGTGAACCGATAGGGGCTGAACCCCACATCGGGCGAGTAGCACCATGCGTACTCATGCACCCCATAGCAGGCGTCGTCGAGGTAGCGCACGCGCAGGTAGGCGTTCTGCTTCGGCATGTTGAGGAAGAATGCGTTCCCGTTGTCTTTCAGCACGCGCAGACTCTCATGCGCGAGACGAATGTACCAGTCGATGTAGTCGTCCCACGATTTCCTGTGCCGTCGCCCGTTGTAGCGTATGCCCATGTTGTAGTCGGGGTCGCTGAAGACCATGTCGACGGAGCGATCGGGCAGCATGCGCAGCAGGTCGAAGACATCGCCCTCGTAGACGGTGTTCACAGGGATACTCACAGCAGTCCCTCCGTGTCGGGTCGGATGACGGCGTCGGCGAGGTATTCGAAGAGCGCGTCGTGGATATCGCCCTCGTCTTGTTGCGTGAGCCTGAGGAACGGTCGCGCGGGCACGCCAGGGTGGTAGACGCGTCTGCGGTACACCCAGCGTCCTTGGCTGTCTACGAATCGGAGAGCGCGTGCGCGTCGCGGGTAGATCCAGTAGGGTCGCGTACCGAATTCGTGGATGGGCGCGAGCGGATGGGAGGTGCCGACTTCGACTCGGTCTTTGGAGATGCGCATGATGTGGTGCGGGTGGTTCTTCTGTGAGACGCTATCGCGCAGCTCGCCTGTGAGGATGAGGATGGTACGCTCGTTGAGTTGCCCGCGCTGCAGGAGTCGACGCGGGACGCGCCCCGATGTCGTGCGCAGTCCTGCAGGGAGCCCCATCATGCGTTTCGCCGCAACGGTCGACGGAGCGAGCGGTCGCCATGGGGGGCGTCCGCCGACGGCGAAGTTCTCGCGAAACGCTTGACGCATGCGACTGGCGGCGTAGCGGTAGAACGGGCGCAGGTCTGCGATTCGATTGAGCAGACTGCGCATTTCAGTCACGAGTTCGCCGTCAGCGGGTCTGTGAATCTGCTGGAAGCTCATCGCCGTCTCTTGATTTCCGCGTCGTCCCAGTGCGCTCGTCCTTTGGGGGTACTCTTTGTGCGCAGGAGCGCGATGCCCTTCGTGCGCCCGCCGCGTTCACCCTCGCTCGACTTGATGCACAGCAGCAGCTTGCGCCCTGGCTTGATGGTCTTCACGCGGTAGGCTTCGCATCCACGCTTGTCGCCCAGCTTCTCGCGCAGATACTTGCCCGTCTCGTACCGATAATAGCGTTTTGGTGGTCGCGCCATGTCGTTCAATTATACGCGAGCGGTATAATTCCTTGCCATGCACTGGGTCTTGCGTGCGACGGATAGGATAGTGCGCTGGTACGCGCCTGTACGGGCGGCGTTGCAGGCGGGCGCGAGTGAGATTGCGGGACTGGAATCCGACTGGAGCGCGATGTCGATTCCGCGCGAAGCGCGTGCGGAGTTGCTCAGGTCGCTGGACACTTGGGAGCGGTTAGGCGATGCGGAGCGAGTCGGCGTCGGCGTGCTGCACCATATGATTATGACGCTGAACCGTCTCGTCGGTCGCGAGGCGCAGAACGATTACCTGACTATCGAGTTATGGGCGGAACGCGAGAATACGAACGCGACGCCGTGGGACGCGCTGCTCCATCCGCTGTTCGCGGAACTGTTTGCGACCTATCGCGGCGGGCGCGGGAAACCGATTCTCGCCTATGGGTACACGCAGGCTGCCCCGATCGCCGTGCCGTTCTCGGTCGATGTCAACGAGTACGCAGGCACTATCGTGCGCATCGAGTATACAGGCGATGTCTCGGTCGAAATCGAAGGCAAGCGACGGCTGACGAACGGCTCGATTGAGCCCGCGACGCACACCGTGACTCTCACAGGCAGCGGCGTTTATTTCACGCCCGACGCATGGGTCGAGATTAGCTCCCTGAGAATGCTCACCACTGGCACGGCGCTTGCCTACGCTTCGCTTGGGGCGGGTCGGCTCTTCTGAGCGATACTGCGTGCGGTGCAGTCGAACACGACGGCGACGAGGAAGTCGCTGTTGAAGCGCACGGCGGTGTTGGGCCTGTAGAGTGCGTACACGGCGAGGTCGAAGTCGGCTGTGCGGAGTTCGCTCAGCGGGTCTAACTCGATGACGGTGTCCGCTTCCTCTGGGGTGACGGGATCGTAGACGGTGAACTGGAGCGGTTGTGTGGATTCGCGGCAGACGACGCTGTACCCTCGCGTGGCGACGAGTCGTCGCAGTTCCTCTTCGGCGTAGCAGGTCTGCACAAACTTCAGGTGCATCAGTTGCCGTGTCATCCGCTGAACACCTCCCTATCGGGGCAGTTGCATGGCCCTGCGTGTTGCAGCAGAGGCGCGCCTATGACTCGCGCGATGTCGGCAAGGAGTTTCTGCATGGGGTTGAAGGATGCGAGCAGCGCGAACTCGTTACCGCGCGAGACGCGGATAAGTCCAACGGTTGCATAGATTTGCGCATCGCAGCCGTACCGCTTGAGAAGTGTCATGGCGCCCGTCAGGTCTCCCTCTCGGACGAGCGTGGCGATTCGTTCCGCCTCTCTAATCGTGCGAGGATGCTCGGCAGGTCGCTCGGTCGCCATATGTAGTATTCTACCCCTTGCGCCTGCATGAGCGCCTCTTGC